TTGTTCATCTGATGTTGCATCCGCTCTTGCAATGGCTGGTATCCTTGACTATAACTCTGCTCTACAGAGTCAAGTTAGTTTGACAGTTGACGATACAGGCAATACATTTGCTGGTACTATCTTCGGTCGTATCAAGGTCTATATTGACCCATACTTCCCTGCTAACTTCAACAGCGAATTTGCAGTTGTTGGTTACAAAGGTACTAACGCATATGACGCTGGTCTATTCTACTGCCCTTACGTTCCTTTACAAATGGTTCGTGCAGTTGATACGGGTACTTTCCAACCAAAAATTGGATTCAAGACTCGTTACGGTCTCGTTGCAAACCCATTTGCAGAAGGTACTAACCAAGGTTTGGGCGCATTAAACGCACAAACTAACAATTACTACCGTGGATTCCGCATCAGTAACTTGATGTAATTGAAACCCCGCTAAGAGGGTACTTTAAAAGGGGACAGAAATGTCCCCTTTTTTTGTGTCTAAATATAAGACAGGAGATTTGAATGACAGCCATCACAAGAAACCCAACCAATCCAAACTTTCTTCAACCGAATAAGTTTATATTAACATTTGCAAGATTGCCAAACATACAATATTTTTGTCAATCATTAAGTGTACCTGGAATTTCAATGTCAGAAGCACAACAACCAAATCCGTTCATTGACTTATATGTACCAGGTGAAAAGGCCACATATGATCTATTGAATCTTACTTTTCTTATAGATGAAGAATTGAAAGCTTGGATAGAAATTCACGATTGGATTCGTGCATTGACTTTCCCAAAAGAGTTTGAAGAATATCAAAAACTTGGCACATTAAACAAATTCACAACTAAGGGTGCAGTTAGAAAACCACAGTATTCAGATGCATCAGTTATAATACTATCATCATCAAATACACCATACTATCGTTTCAATTTTCATGATTTGTTTCCAGTTTCTATTTCTACCTTTGTTATGAGTGCCACAGATGACCCAAGTAACACAGTTAGTGCCGATGCTACATTCAGGTATAGTTACTATGATGTAGAAAAAATGTTTTAAAACAGCTTGACTTTATTATGAATTGAGAGTATACTCCATAAAGGAGGCTTTAACTATGAAACAACTTGACGAACTACTAGAAGAATGGCGGAAAGATTCCGACATTGATAGAACAGAACCTGGCAAAGCATTGCTAGATATACCAAAGATGCACAGTAAGTATTTGAATATACTTTCACGGCATCGTTTACTTTCCAAAGAATCTGAATTCAAGTATAACAGAATGAAGAAGCTTAAGTGGGAATATTATACAGGTAAATTGGATGATGACGATCTTCAAAAATATGGATGGCAGCCATTCCCATTTGTACTCAAATCTGAGATCACTACATATATGGATAGTGACGAGGATATCAACAAGTATGTAGCTAACAAAGCTATGCATGATGAAATTGTTGATGTTTGTACCGCTATATTAAAGGAGTTGAATAGTAGAACATTTCAACTCCGTGACTTTATAGCATGGGAAAGATTTATACAAGGTGTTTGATTTAATACTTCATAAGAAGAATGAAGCTTTCATTCAGTTCGAATGTGATAGAAACATTGCACAAGAACTGAGTGACTACTTTACCTTCTACGTTCCGGGTTATCAATTTGTTCCAGCCTACAAGAGTCGTTTGTGGGATGGAAAAATTAGATTAGCTGATTTGCGGAGTTTTTCAATATATCATGGTCTAGTACCTTATATTGAAAAGTTTTGTAAAGAACGAGACTATACATTAGAGATCGATTCTGATATATCAACATCAGAAAACTTTTCTGCAATTGAAGCTACAGAGTTCGTTCAATCATTAAAGTTACCGCATGAGATTAGAGACTATCAATTAAAATCTTTCATTCAGGCCATTCGTAACAGAAGAATTCTTTTACTATCACCGACTGCATCTGGTAAATCTTTGATACTATATTGTATCATCAGATATCTACAATCAACAGATGCAAAACGTGGACTATTAATTGTTCCAACAACTTCATTAGTTGAACAAATGTATTCTGATTTTGCTTCATATGGATATGATTCAGAAGAATACTGTCATCGTCAATATTCAGGTAAAGAAAAACACACAAACAAGTTTATTACCATCACAACATGGCAATCAATATATAAAAACGAAAGTGATTACTTTGAACAATTTGATTTTGTTCTAGGTGATGAAGCGCATCAATTTAAGGCAAAGTCTTTAACAACAATTCTATCTGGTTGCACAGCGGCTAAATATAGAATAGGTACAACAGGGACACTTGACGGAACTCAAACACATAGACTTGTATTAGAAGGACTATTTGGTCCAGTTTATAAAGCAACATCTACGGCTGAATTGATTGAAAAGAAACAACTGGCGGATTTTAAGATTAAGTGTTTGATTTTAAAATACTCTGATGTTATATGTAAAGAATGTAAATCTTGGGACTACAACCAAGAGATCGAATACATAGTTATGAACAAAGCGAGAAATGACTTTATTAGAAATTTAGTTTTGTCACTGAAAGGTAACTCATTAGTTTTATTTCAATTTGTTGAGAAACATGGTAAACATTTACATGAGAACATTAAAGAACACGCAGGTAATAGAAAAGTGTTCTTTGTATTTGGCGGTACCGATGTTGAGATTAGGGAATCAATTAGGGCAATCACTGAAAAAGAAAGTGATGCAATCATTGTTGCTTCATATGGCACTTTTAGTACTGGCGTCAATATTCGCAATTTACATAATGTTATATTTTCTTCACCCTCTAAATCAAGAATTCGTAATTTACAATCAATCGGTAGAGGTCTAAGACTAGGTGATAACAAAGAAGCTGCAACTCTATTTGATATTTCAGATGATTTTAGAATTGGCAAGTTTACCAATTATACATTGAAACATTTTGTGGAACGTGTTAAAATATATGACGAAGAAAAATTTAATTACAAATTTTACAACATAGAACTCAAAAATGCTTAATACAACAGAATCACAAATTAAAATTGTTCGTTTGCAGAGTGGCGAAGATATTATAGCTGATTGCACAGCAATAGAAGATAGTGATACTGTTTTACTGAATAGGCCAATGCACATCATATTTAAGAGAGTATCAACTGGAAGATCCGTAATGATGATGATGCCTTGGTTACCAATAGAATTAATTAAAGAAAATTTTGCTATAATTTATGAGGCAGATATACTTACTGTTATAGATCCAAAAGATGATTTGGTAGAGTATTACTCTAATGCAGTATGTGATGACAATGTGAAGTTTGCAACAGAATCATCAATCAGACCAGAGTTGTTTGATGGTGAAGATGAAGAAGATGATGATGAACCAACAGATGCACAATTAGATGAAGAAGAATTAATCGAGTTATTAAGAGAAAGACGTAATAGTAAGGTACATTAAAATGGATTATAGTGATGTTATTGTGAAAAAACCGTGGGGTATGGAATACCTCTGTTATAGAAATTCTGATATTGCAATTTGGTTTCTACACATTGAAGAAGGAAAAGAAACTTCAATGCATTGTCATCCAAATAAGAACACTGGTTTTGTTTTACTTAAAGGCAAAACAGAGTTATCATTCTTACGGAATACAATTAAATTAAAAGCTTTAGACAAGATACATATATTCAGGTCTAGATTTCATTCCACAAAAGCAGTATCTAAAGGTGGCGCATACATACTTGAAGTTGAAACGCCGGAAGATAAACACGACTTGGTTAGATTAGAAGACAAGTACGGAAGAAGTGGTGAACAATACGAAGGTGAAAAACACCATACTGAAAAGACTGACGATTGTATTTGGATAGGAGAAGCTGATAACAAATCTAAACCTATTCAAGTTTTTAACTGTCAGATAAGGCACTTTAACCCAGTTAAACGATCTTTAATGAATGGTAAAGAAGAAGACTTATATATTATAACAAAAGGTGGAATTTGTACCTACACAAATCAAATTATTGTATGGCCCGGTGATGTTATTGATGGTCATACACTCTCTCGCCTGTTAAAGGTATTTTATTTTGATGCAACTACAACTATGATTTCGATTACAAAATGATACACTTATTTGACTTAGACTTAACGATTTGGGATTGTTTTAATAAAAAAAATGATTCTATTTGGGCAAAACAAATGGTTTTCCCTTTTAATAATACTGATGACGTTATCGTTGACGATGTTGGTTCTGTATGCATACTCAGAGAAGGTGTAAAAGAATATTTAAAATATCTTCAAAGTGGCGACAACAAAATAGGTTTTGTTTCTGCTGGTAAACACCCAACAATACCATATGAGTACCAACAATCGATACATCTATTAAGATCATTTGGCATCTATAAGTATTTTAATCATATCAAAATATTAGAATCTAAAGTATATGATAAAACATTAGATGTTAAATTTGATCCTAATCCTGTTGTCTTCTATGATGACAATGATGATGTGTTAAATAAAATGAGACAACATAAACATGTAATAGTTGTAGACTCTAAAGAACTTGATTGGAATGATTTGATTGGTAAAAAATATGACTGATATATTATTTGTACACCCTAACGCATCTGAAAAGATTTATCAAGGCCTTGCTAAAAATAATGCCGCAATTGAACCTCCTATTTGGGCTGCAATGCTGGCAAATAGTGTTCGTACAAAAGGATTTAAACCAGAAATCTTAGATGCAGAAGTAGAAGGTTTAGATTACCTATCGGCTGCAAAAAGAATCACCGAATATAAAACAAAGATTGTTTGTTTTGTTGTTTATGGCCAACAACCATCTGCATCATCACAAAACATGGAAGGTGCAACTGCAACTGCAAGAGAACTGAAAGACTTATCACCAGATACATTCATTGTGTTTGTTGGCGGACACGTTGCAGCTTTACCAATACAAACAATGAAACAAGAAACTTTCATTGATGCCGTTTGTCAGAATGAAGGTGTATATACACTACATGCATTACTGTCATTGAGTAAATTGAATGCAACAGAACTTAAAAGAGTTCCTGGTTTAGTTTATAGAGATGGTATTAATATCATTATGAATGAACCAACTGAAGTTGTTCCAAAAGAAAAACTTGAAGAAGAACTTCCTGGTATGGCATGGGACTTGTTACCACCTTTGAGTAAGTATAGAACGGCTGGGTGGCATTCATGGTCTAACGATACAGAGAAACAACCATTTGCAGCCATCTATACAAGTCTTGGTTGCCCATACAAATGTTCTTTCTGTATGATTAATATTATTAACAGAACTAAACAGGGTGATGATGTTTCAAGTTCTGATAGTAATACATTCCGTTGGTGGTCACCAGAGTTTATCATTAAACAGTTTGATTACATTGCATCACAGGGTGTTCGTAACGTAAAGATTGCTGATGAACTATTTGTTTTAAACCCAAATCATTTTGGTAAAATATGTGATTTGATTATTGAACGTGGATATGATTTCAACATTTGGGCATATTCAAGAGTCGATACCTGCAAGCCTAAGTATTTAGAGAAGTTGCAAAAGGCTGGTGTTAAATGGTTGGGTCTTGGTATTGAAAATCCAAATAACAATTTGCGTAAAGAAATTCACAAAGAAGGATTTCAAGAAGTTAAAGTATTAGATTTGATTAATGATATTCGTAATGCAGGAATCAATGTTGGTGGTAATTACATTTTTGGATTGCCATATGATACAAAAGAGACAATGCAGGCTACATTAGACTTTGCATTGGAGAATCCAACTGAAATGGCAAACTTCTATTCTGCAATGGCATATCCAGGTAGTCCATTACACAATCAAGCCAGATTGTTTGGAACAGAACTGCCAAGTACATATTCTGGTTACAGTCAACACTCATATGATACTTTGAATCTATCAAACGAACATTTAACTTCGGCAGAAATCCTTGCATTTAGAGATAAAGCTTGGGACACCTATCATTCGAATGATAAGTATTTAAATCTATTAGAAGATAAATTTGGTCAAAAGGCTAGAGATGAGTTAGACTCAACAAAGACAATTAAATTGAAACGTAAATTATTAGGAGATTGATTATGAGAGCATTGATTATTACATGGGAAAACTTTCAAGACCAAGAGTTGGTTTATCCATTCTATCGATTGAAAGAAGAAACTGATGAAGTGTTTGTTATGTCCAACGTAACAGGCAAATTCTTTGGTATCATGGGGTCTAATATGACCTCACATATGTTAACTACCGATTTGACAATTGAATCTCTTTTTAATGTATGTCTAAATGAATTTGATTTGCTTGTATTGCCTGGTGGTGTTAAAGCTCTTGAGAAGTTGAGACAAGAAAAACAAGTTATCAATTTCATTTCTGAATGGAACAAACAAGGTAAAGTAATTGCATCTACATGTCATGGTGCTCAGTTAATGATTTCTGCAAAGATTGTTGCAGGTCGTAACATTAGTGGTTACTATAGCCTTGAAGATGATATCAATAACTCAGGCGCTAAATATGTTAATGCACCAGTAGTTGTAGATGGTAACATTGTATCATCACCACACTATGACCACATGGGCATTTGGATGAAAACTGCTATTGATATGGTGAAACAAAATGCCGCTAAGTTATGAACTTGAAAAAGAAATCTTCCGTAAGGCTTCATTATGCCGCGCCTTTGAAGAAGAAGTTTACAAACGTGTACAAGATAAAACTATAAAGATACCTGTTTATCTTTCTGCCGGACAAGAGTACACATCTGCTACTCTCGCCACTTATCTAGAATCTATCGATAAACAAATCTTCATTCAACACCGAGGACACTCTACATACTTGTCTTTTGGTGGTGACATTGAAGCTCTTGTTTATGAATTACTTGGTGACACAAGAGGTTGTGCCAATGGTATGGGTGGTTCTGCGTCAATTCAATCTAGAGAAAAACAAATCTATGGCCATGATGGCCTAATGGGTTCACATGTACCTATTGCAACAGGTATGTGTTATGGTAATAAAAAATTAACATTATGTTTTACTGGCGATGCGGCCGCAGAGGAAGATTATGCGATTACATCAGTTGGTTGGGCATCAACAAAAAACTTACCCATTTGGTATATCGTTGAAGATAATAACCTATCAATACTTACTGAGAAAAAAGTAAGGCGTAATTGGGAATTACAAGACGTAGCAAAGAGTATGAATGTGAGTGCATCTGGTTTGACTGATGATCCATTAATGATTTGGAATTTTATTGAGACACATAACATGGAAAAACCTATGTTATTAAACATCTCAACTAATCGAATATTTTGGCATGCAGGTGCAGGCATTGATAACCCACATATATTTGATAGACACAAAATTTATATTGATAAGTTTGGCACTGATATTATTAAAGAGGCTGAACAAAGAGTGAAGGAGGCTTGGTCAAAATGTCTATCGCATTAAGAGATATTATTAAAGACACAGTAAGACACCATTTAACTAAAGAAAATGGTCTTGTAATGGGTCAATGTTTAACCGCCGTTGGGTGGGTTGGTGGTACACTACCTGAACTATACGAAGAAGATGGTATGGTAGAGTTATCAATGGCAGATGTCGCAGGCGGTGGTTTTGCCGTTGGTGCAGCTCTTGCAGGCCGTAGACCAATGTATGTCATTCGTTATCAAGGTTTCAATTGGTTCAATGCACCAATGATTATTAACTACGCAGCCAAGTCAAAAGAAATTTGGGGTGTACCTTGTCCAATGTTTGTTCGTTCTATTGCAATGGAAGGTGGTATTGGTCCTGTTGCAGGATCATCACATCATGCATTGTATTATAGAATGCCTGGAATTAAAATTGTATCACCAATGACACCTAATGAATATGCAAATGCGTATTTGGATTTTATGGATTCTGATGATGTAGTTTATGTATCAGAACATCGTGGTGCATATGGCAATACAGAAGAATTGTTAAATATTGAATATGATATACCTGATATTGTTTTGTTTCCTATTTCTATTACTAGATTTGCAGCTGTTGAGGCATCTAAAGAATTGGAAAAAGAAGGATACAAAGTTGCCGTGCATCACATTGTAAACATTAAACCTTTTAATCCCACAGAAAATGATAGACTCAGTTTAAAAAGAGCTAAACATGGTATTGTTTTAGATGATGATTATGTTGATGGCATTGCAAAGAGTTTGGCATTTGATTTATCTAAAGGCATCAATGCAGATATGCATGTTATGGGTTTGAAAGATAAATCAGCTGGTTTTTATCCACAAGTTGATAATTTACCACCATCTAAAGATGAAATTGTTGCCAAAATTAAAGAGATATTAAAATGAGTTCATTACAATACCGCAAAGAAAGAATGAGTCAGATGGCTCAAACATGGGGTGCAGAACATGTTAATGAACTATTCATTCGTAAAAGAATACCTAAAAATCTTTATGATGCATTAAGACGTTCTATTGGAATGTATATTGCAAAGGCACTACATTTTGAATATTCAGAACGTGAAGATATCTTTATGTATAGACTTAATGCACATCGTATTGATAGAACTAATGTTACACCAAATGGCGGTGTTGTACCTAAAAAAGAATATGCATTAGAATATAACTTTTATATTCGCAGTTGGTGTGATGTAGTCAAACACTTTATTGAAAATGATCCTAGTTATCTAAAGAAGTTTAGATTAACACCAAACATTCGTATTAAGTTTGCTAAGGAATTGGAAGATAATATTGGTCGTGGTCTTGATACGGCTTTACCCCATTCAGATGCGTGGGTTGAAGGCCCGTGGGGTATGAATTGTCATTTACCTATTTTTGGTGATACACAAAAAAATTATTTGCATTTCTATAAACTCAAAGATGAATCTAAATTTGAAGATAGATTCCTAGAAACATCAGCTGAGTATACAAGTATGCAATGGGTAACAGATTACTATGAAGATGATGTTGTCATTCCAGAACAACAATATATAAATGTAAGCGACTATGCTTTATTACATAAAACAAAAAGATTGATACATGCAGGTAGTAGAGTGTCAATTGATACCACTATTTTTGCTGGTGAGCATGATGTACATCCAGATCGTAAAGGTGAATATCTAGATTCTGTACCAAACATTGGTGAAGATTTGTATATTGCTTGTTTGCGTAGTGAAAAAGAAAATATTATGGATAAAAAAACAGTGTTCAGTCACTACACAAGTGGCTCTCTTAAACATATAACTTTATGATGGTAATTAGTAAAACTCCTTATAGATTATCTCTTTTTGGTGGCGGTACAGATTATCCAGCGTGGTTTGAAAAACATCCTACAAAGATTGTTTCAGCTGCAATGGCACAATACTGTTACATTACTATAAGAGATGTTCCACCATTCTTTGATTACAATACAGTTATTACATATTCTGAAATAGAAAAAGTAAACTCTTTGAATGTAATTAAACATCCTTCTGCAAGAGAATGCTTGCGATACATGGGCATTAATAAAGGAGTTTCTGTTGTATATGAAGGTGATTTACCTGCTCGTTCAGGTATCGGTTCTAGTTCATCATTCACTATCGGACTATTAAATGCACTTTACACCTTTGAAAACCGACCACTAAGTAAAGATGAGTTAGCAAAAGAAGCTATCTATATTGAACAAAACATTCTAAAAGAGAATGTTGGCATACAAGATCAAATCATGGCTGCACATGGTGGTGTTCGCATTATCGATTGTAGCAAAGGCGCAGATTGGACTACTAGTGAGTTTAAGTTATCTACCGATTACACAAAAGAATTAGAGTCACATATCATGCTTGGTTTTTCTGGTGTTAGTCGATATTCAGAAATACAATCTAAAAAGAAAGTTGCCAATATCAAAGAAGGCAAATCAACTTCTGAATTAGAAGCAATGGCCGCATTATCAAATATAGCAATAGACTATATGATAGAAGAAAGAGACATGGCAAGTATTGGACAATTACTATCTTATGGATGGAGATTGAAACGACAACTAGCCGAAGGTGTTTCTGAAGAATGGATTGATGACATATATGAAGAAGCTATAAAACACGGCTCACTTGGTGGTAAATTAATGGGTGCAGGTGGCGGCGGTTTCTTTTTCTTCTTAGTACCACCAGAGAAACAAGAAAAGTTCAAAGAACAAATGAGTTCTATTAAAGTATGGGTGCCTTTTAAATTTGATACAAATGGCAGCCAAATTATACACAAATCTAATTGAGGTGATTATGAAATATCCATTGATGCGAAATAATATATTGAGGAGTGAGTTAGATGCCGTCATTGAGCATTTGAAACAAGATGACCCTATTCTCACCAACGGTCCAAATTGCCGAGCGTTTGAAGAAGAATGGTCTAAGTGGTTGGGTGTAAAATATTCTGTGTTTGTTAACTCAGGTGCTTCTGCTAACTTACTGTCATTGACATTACTTAAAATTAAAAACCCATTTGGCGGTGAAGTTATTGTACCACCATTGACATGGGTGTCAGACATTGCTTCTGTACTCCAATGTGGTTTTGCGCCTGTGTTTGTTGATGTTGACTTAAGCACATTGGGTATGAATACACAAGACATTATTAATGCCATTACACCAAATACTAAGGCAGTTTTTCTATCACACCTTCAAGGCTTCAATGCCTTGACTGATGAGTTGTTGGATGAATTAAAGAAACGAAACATTCCTTTGATTGAAGATGTTTGTGAATCACATGGTGCAACACACAATGGTAAGAAAGTTGGTTCATTTGGTTGGACTTCTAACTTCTCTTTCTATTATGCTCATCACATGACCACTATTGAAGGTGGTATGGTTTGTACCGATGATGAAGAAACATATCAGACATTGAGAATGCTTCGAGCACATGGTATGGTTAGAGAGTTGTCTAACCAAGATTATAAAGAAGACTACATTGAGAGTAATCCTGGTTGTAATCCAGAATTTATTTTTGCTTATGCAGCTTACAATATGCGTAACAATGAAATAGGTGGCATACTTGGTCGTAAGCAGTTGCCAAACCTTGATGAAAATGTTAAACTAAGGAACTTTAATAACGAAAGGTTCTTGCGTAACATTGATCAAAACAAATACTTTACTGATTTCAAATTAGAAGGTGCAAGTAATTATGCCTTTAATTTAGTAATGAAAGAAAAAGATAATGTTCATTTGGCCAAACTTATGACGGCAATGCGTGAGAATGGCATTGAGTTTCGTAGAGGTAGTGCAGGCGGTGGTAATCAGTTAAGACAACCATATTTAAAGAATTTGGTGCCACCAATGCACTTTGAAAAATTTAAAAACACAGAACACATTCACTCCTATGGGTTCTATATTGGTAATTTCCCATCAATGCAAGTAAAAGAAATTGATGAAATTTGTGAGATAATTAATAAGGTATAATATGGTAAATATTTTAGTGACAGGCGGTGCAGGGTATATTGGTTCAACACTTGTGCCAATGCTTTTGAGTAAAGGACATAATGTAACTGTACTTGATAACTTTATGTATGGCCAAACATCTTTGAATCAACTTTCACATTTAAAGAACTTCAATGTATTCAATGGTGATGTTCGTATCAAATCGGATATATTTCCAATTTTAAAACAAGCTGATGTTATTATTCCATTGGCGGCATATGTTGGTGCACCATTGTGTAACAAAGATCCAATTGGTGCATCTTCTACCAACAAAGATGCCATCTTTATGATGCTTGATTACATTTCTAAAGACCAAGTTGTTTTAATGCCAACAACCAATAGTGCATATGGTACAGGCACATTATGTACTGAAGAATCAGCCTTGAATCCTATTTCATTGTATGCCAAAGATAAAGTTGAAGTAGAAAAGAAACTGATGGATCATCTAAACTCCATCAGTTACAGATTGGCAACCGTGTTTGGCATGTCACCTCGTATGAGAATTGATTTACTCGTTAACGATTTTGTACACCGAGCCGTTACCGATGGATGTGCCGTTCTATTTGAAAGCCATTTCAAACGCAACTATGTTCATGTGAGAGATGTATCTAACGCTTTTATTCATGCACTAAATAACTTTGAAGATATGAAAGGTGAAATATATAATGTAGGCCTGTCTGAAGCAAACATATCTAAATGGGATTTGTGTGAATCAATTAAGAAATATGTTCCTAAATTCACATTCATTGAAGCAAAAGTTGGTAAAGACCCGGACCAAAGAAACTACATTGTATCAAATGATAAAATTGAGGCAACTGGATTTCAAACACAACATGGCCTAGATGCAGGGATTCAAGAGCTAATCAAAGGCTTCAAGATGATTAACAATCGTAAGTATGGTAATGTTTGATGGAGTATAATAAAGATAATTTAGAATTGGTATCAGGCATTATTATAATGAATTTGACACCTGACTTATTACCTAAGAAGTGGGTTGAACGCAATGCATCTAACCCAATGTTTGGCCATTGCCATACTGCTTCTGGTTGCCTACAGAAAGTATTTGGTACAAAGAACATCAAACTGTACCGAGCACTAGATGATGAAGATATCTGGCATTGGTGGGTGGTAGATGTAAATGGCCAACTAATTGATTTAACTGTCAATCAATACCATTCTGAAGGTAGAAACCCACCGTACGATGATGGTATGAAGGCATCAATACTTGGATTTGATTATCGAAAGCGTGTCTTACGGTTACTGGAAAAGGTAACTAAAGAGTTATCTGAAAACGGAACACCGCTATGATATGCTTATTCGACAGAGTTGTCAAGCGTTAATGTAGGCTGATGTAGGCAAATGTAAACTTAATGAAGCTTGACATTGGTCTTCTTTTATAGTATAATAACACAAATGAATTGGAATCGTCTATGACTGAAAAGAAAACAAAACACTATATTAACAACCCAGACTTCTTGGCCGCACTAATCAACTACCAAAAGTTGTGTGATGATGCTAAGGCTGCAGGTAAGAGTGACCCACAAATACCAAATTATATTGGTGAATGCTTTCTAAAGATTGGTGAACACTTATCTCGCAAGCCTAACTTCATCTCATATTCTTTCCGTGATGAAATGGTTTCAGATGGTATTGAAAACTGTTTAATGTATTTCCGCAACTTTGATCCTGCCAAGAGTAGTAATCCTTTTGCCTACTTCACACAGATTACATATTTTGCCTTCCTTCGTAGAATTATGAAAGAGAAAAAACAATTGTATGTCAAGTACAAGGCAACAGAACAATATGGCATCCTAGATGAGTATGAGATGTATGAAGATTCCGATGGCCATATGAAACAGTTCCAAATGTATGATAATATTTCTGAATTCATCCATAACTTTGAAGAAAGTAAACGGAAGAAAAAAGAAGGCAAAGTAAAAGGGCTTGAAAAATTTATTGAAGATGTGCCTGAATCCGCTTGACACTTGATTTCGTTTAGTATATAATTGTAATCTATGAAAATATCTTTAATAAATGACACTCACTTTGGCGCAAGAGGCGATAATTTACTATTCAATGAATACTTCTTCAAGTTTTGGGATAACATATTTTTCCCATACTTAGCTGAACATAACATTAAAACATGTATACATCTTGGTGATGTTCTTGATCGTAGAAAATTTATCAATCATAAAATTGCAGATGATTTCCAAAATCGATTCATGCGTAGATTTTGGGAAAACAATATTGACACACACATACTGATTGGTAACCACGACACTTACTATAAAAATACCAATAAAGTAAATGCCGTAAACAACCTTTGCACAACATATGATAAAGTAAATGAACCTTTTATCTATGAGAATCCAAAGATCGTAACATTTGCTGGTGTTGATATTCTTTTAATGCCATGGATATGTGAAGACAACTATGATAGAAGTGTGAATCTATTAAAAAATGCCGAAACCAATTTAGTTTTTGGCCATTTTGAAATTGCTGGATTTGAAATGGACAGAGGCAATGTATGTCTACAAGGTCTAGATAAGAAAATGTTTGACAGGTTTGATATGGTATTATCTGGTCATTTTCATCACAAATCAAATGACGGAACTATTTTCTATCTTGGTAATCAATATGAGATGACTTGGGCTGATTATAATGACCAAAGAGGATTTCACATCTTTGATACGGACACAAGAGAGTTAACTTTTATTCCTAATCCATATAAGATGTTCTATAAGATTACATATGATGATACAGTAAATGATTTTGAATTTTGGAAGACATATGATTTTGACCAACACAAAGATAGTTTTGTTAAAGTTGTTGTACTCAATAAACAAAATCCTTATCTGTTCGATACTGTCCTTGATAATTTATATAAAGCTCAAGCAGCAGACATATCAATTGTTGAAGACTTCACAGACAATTTGATTGATATGGATCAGGATATTATTGACCAAGCAGAAGATACAATGACTATCTTATCTAAGTATATTGACAATTTATCACTTCAAGTTGAACCCGAAAAACTAAAGACTGTTATGCGGGAACTTTATGTTGAAGCTTTGAATGTTGAAAGAACTGAATGATTATTTTTCGTTATGTGCGTTGGAAGAACCTTCTTTCAACTGGAAATTATTTTACTGAAATAAATTTACATAATAACTCTAATACTCTTGTTGTTGGAGAAAACGGTTCGGGTAAGAGTACAATGCTTGATGCATTGTGTTTTGCTTTGTTTGGTAAGGCGTTTCGAAGTATTAATAAACCGCAACTACTCAACTCGATCAATCAGAAAGATTGTGTCGTTGAAGTGGAATTTGATTCAAACAATAAATCATACAAAGTCATTCGTGGTATTAAACCAAATGTCTTTGAGATTTATTGTGATGGTGAACTTGTTAATCAAGATGCAGCCGCAAGAGACTATCAAGAATACCTTGAGAAGTTTGTTCTTAAACTAAATTACAAATCATTCACTCAGATTGTAATTTTAGGTTCTGCATCATTCACACCGTTCATGCAGTTATCTTCTTCCGATAGAAGAGCTATCATTGAAGACTTACTTGATATTCAAATCTTTTCTACAATGAATTCTATTGTTAGAGAAAAGATGGGTATCAATAAAGAAACTATTACTGTAACAAAGTATGATATAGATTTGACACAACAGAAATATGACTTAGAGAAAAAACATATTGATGAAGTGAAACAAAACAATGATGAGAAGGTGAAAGAGTATGAGACTGAGATACTTAATAGCAATCAATCTATACAATGTTTACATGATGAAATAGCTAACCTCACAGTACAAGTTGAGGTCTACTCTGCCGATGTGGCACTACAAGTTGAAACTGAAACTAAAGTCAAGAAACTAGGTAAACTAGAAACACAAATTGAAAATAACCTTTCTAAGTTTCAGAAAGACATTAGTTTTTTTCAACATAATGATGATTGTCCAACGTGTAGGCAATCTATTGTCTCTGAGTTTAAAGAAGAACAAATACAGTCTTTGCAAACTAAAACAACTCAATGCGAGCTTGGGTTAAAAGACCTTGAGACTAAGTTGTTAGAAGAGCAAGCTAAGCTGAATAGGATTTCTGAGACACAAAAGGCGATTCAGAAATTGCAAATTGAAATTGCAACTAAGAATACAACAATCAATGAAGTTAACAAGTATATTTCTAAAATACAGAAAACAGTTGCGGCATTGAAAGAGACAAAAGGTTCAACACAGCTGCAAGAAATACAGTTGCAAGAACTTGCGAGTCAGTTGAAACAATTAGAATCAGACTTAAAATTATTAATAGAAGAAAAAACATATTATGAAACAGCTTCTGGTTTATTGAAAGATACAGGCATTAAAACTAAAATCATTCGCCAATATTTACCAGTTATTAATAAACTGGTAAACAAATATTTATCATCGTTAGATTTCTTTGTAAACTTTAACCTAGATGAATCGTTTAAAGAAACAATCAAGTCAAGACACCGTGATGACTTTTCTTATCATAACTTCTCAGAAGGTGAGAAACAACGTATTGACATGGCACTGATGTTAACATGGCGTGCCGTTGCAAAGTTAAAGAATTCTGCAAACACCAATCTTTTGGTGCTTGATGAGACCTTTGATTCAAGCCTAGATACTAACGGAACAGAAGAACTGATGAAGATACTTCATATGCTTGATGGTGTTAATTTATTTGTTATATCACACAAAGGTGATATCCTACAAGATAAGTTTTTGAATGTGATTAAATTTGGTAAAGAAAAGAATTTTTCAAGGATATTAAAATGAATAGCGAAATACTAACAATCGATACTGGTGCTGGGTTACTCAAAGAAAAGATAACTTCATTACCGATTTACGCAGACACACATCCATTATTGTCAGAAGTGATGCCTGAATACGAAGATGAAATACCATCTTTTGATTTGCATCAATTGGTTAAGAAATTGAAAGTTACAAGAGAGGCTTATGGTGGCATTGGTCTTTCAGCTAATCAATGCGGTATTAAAGCTAGAGTGTTTGTTTTAGGATACGAAAATATATTTGATATGGTTTGTATCAACCCAAAAGTAATCAATGCTTCGGCAGAGTTAGTAAGAGACAATGAAGGTTGCCTCTCTTTTCCTGGTTTGTATGTTAAAATAACAAGAAATAGTTGGATTGAAGTTGAATATTTTACTGAAGAAGGTAAGAAAGTTCAGACCCGACTAGAAGGTCTATCTGCAAGATGCTTCTTGCATGAGTTAGACCACATGAATGGTATTAAATTAACACACCACGTTGGTCCTGTTGCCTTAAAAATGGCAAAACAGAAACAGGAGAAACGTATTAAGAAACACTTGAGAGCAAAAAGTAAATAATGGCTTACGCATTTGATCCTAAAGATGATGTTGAAACACAGTGGCAAAAGTGGTCTGCACAACTAGTACAACCCGCTATTCTAACCGATGAGGCCTTGCGTGAAAACATTATCAAAGACCTCACATTCGTATCAGGTATGGATGTTAAAGAATATACACTGTATCAAAAGTGGTGTGAGGTGCAAGAGAAATATCCATCTGTTGTTGTGAATGACTTATGGGAAGGTGAGAAACGAGTAGTAGAAGATGAAGGTCAACGTCTTGCAATTGAAGGAATCAAGAAAAACTTCTGGATTCCAGAAACACCTGAAGACTATCTAAATTTACAACCAGAGATGTTGTACACCAGTAAGCAAGAAAAATTGCCTGAATTGTGGAATTGTATTCGTACCTTCTCATCTACAATGAAGAACAATTCTAACATTGGTCGTAACCTTAACTTTGTAATTCGTGATAAAGTAACTAAGAAGTATCTTGGTGTTATCTGCATCTCATCCGACTTCCTTGATTTAACACCAAGAGACAATCATATTGGTTGGCCTAGAGAACTGAAGACACAAGGCGGTATGATTAACCATACTGCCATTGGTTCTACGATTGTTCCATTACAACCACTTGGTTTTAATTATGTTGGTGGTAAACTACTTGCATTGTTGTGTCTTGCTGATCCTGTACAAGAACTATGGAAGAAATTGTATGGTGATGTACTTGTTTCAGTAACAACAACATCATTATATGGTAGAACCAAGGTTGATGGTCTATCACAGTATGATAATTTAGACCACTGGCAGAAGATGGGTTTTACGGCAGGTTCTGTATCATTTGAACCAGAAAAGAATACTCGTTATCAAATTCGTGATTGGTTAAAAGTAAAACATACACGCAAATACTTTGAGTGGTATTCTGCAAAGAAAGCTTCTGGTCAACCACATAAACGTGACCATAAGAATCGTTCACTTCAATTTGTGTATAGTAAACTGAACATACCTAAAGAGTTGATTCGTACAGATCATGCTCGAGGCATTTATTGGTCACCTCTGTATGATAACTCTGTTGATTACCTTAATAAGAGAATTGGTGATGATGTATTGATTAAATCATTTGACACAAGTGTAGAAGCCTTGACTGAGATTTGGAGAACTAAACATGCCAAACCTCGTATCAAGCAGTTGGTCAAAAAAGGTCGTAACAATAATGAGACATTGTTTTATGATGATTTAACCACACTAACCTGGCCAGAGGCAAAGAATAAATATTTGCCTGCGGTTGGTCGATAAACGCTTGACAAAGTGCATATATAATGTTATAATAGACACAAATGCGGAAAGTCCGAGACAGCCCATCCCAATGGGTAGACAGGTTTAACTCCTGTTATCCGCTCCATCCCTAAGTCCCATGCGACTTCCAAACTGTTGTTTTTATACAACAGGCTCTTGACAAACCCTCCAGTTTTGATATAATAGACCTATAAATTGATTAGGATTATCTATGACCACTTTTACGGTAGAACAAAAATCTCAACTTGCTAAATTAATGGCAAATGAGAATATCACGATTCAACACCAAAAAATTCAAACTGCCAAATTTGATCCTAAAAATCGTATTTTATATCTTCCAATCTGGAAAGATATGTCTGGTTGCATGTATGATTTGCTTGGAGGTCATGAAGTTGGCCATGCTCTTTACACACCTGCGGAAGGTTGGCATGATGCTGCCGTGGATACTACCAAAAGCAAAAACTATAAATCATTTTTAAATGTTGTTGAAGATGCTCGAATTGAGAAAAAAGTAATTCGTAAATATCCAGGACTCAAAACATCATTCCGTAAAGCTTATACTGAATTAAATCTCCGTGATTTTTTCGGTCTTGCTGGCCGTGAAATTAATGGACTTCCTTTCATTGAACGATTAAATATCTTTACTAAAAGCCAATATACGCAATCTATTTCTTTTTCGGGTAAAGAATGGAGTTTAATTAGTAAAATTCAAATGCTCGAAACATGGGAAGATACTCTCCGTGTTACCGAAGAAATTTATGGATATTCAAAAGAAGAACAATTTGAAATACAAAAAGAATTAGAAAAAGATTTTGATTCAGATTTGTTTGAAGAAGATGCTGACGGTGATTATGAACAAGATGATGATTATGATTCTTCTGATGATGGTGAATTAGATCAAGATGCCAAATCTTCATCAGATCCCGATGGTAATTCTGATGAAGATTCCGATAATGATTCTGATGATTCTAACAAAATCAATCGCAATAAACAATCCGCAGAATCAGATTCTTTACCTGAAGACTTTGATCCAATTTGTGAAACGGATGACAACTTCCGAAACAATGAAACTATACTATTGGATAATAAATGTAAAGAGTATATTTACCTTAATATACCAAAAGTGAATATGCATAATTGTATTACACCTGCAAAACGGGTGCAAGAATTGATTAGTAAACATTACATGGTAGATATCGAAGAAGGTCGTTTGACTTATGCAAAAATTAATGAGTTTGTGAAAGACTTCCGTAATAAGAATGAACGATATGTTTCATTACTTGCCAAAGAGTTTGAAATGCGTAAGGCCGCCAAAGCTTTTAGTAAATCTAAACTGTCCGATACTGGTGATATTGATGTAAACAAACTTTCATCGTATCAATTTGATGATAATATTTTTCGTAAAGTGATGTTAGTGCCAAAAGGTAAATCGCATGGATTGATTTTGTTGCTTGATTGTTCTGGTTCTATGACTGATAATATGCCAGGATCAATTGAACAGATTTTGATTCTTTCTATGTTCTGCCGTAAAGTTAATATACCATTTCATGTTTATGGTTTTACTAATGAAAGTCGTACTTGGTTTTTGGATAGAAACATGCAATATCCAGTTGACATTGATACACAAAGAAATTCTTTTGGACCATCTAATAACTCTTTGAATTTATCTAATGTTCAATTGCGTGAATATTTGAATCACAAAATGTCAAACTCTGAGTTTACAAAAGCTTTGCGTAATATGATTTTGTTGAAACTTTCATACCCTCACCCTGGTAATCGATATGGTAATCGAGTTAGCCGTCCAAAAAGTGAAGTTTTGTCCAATACACCACTAACAGAAGCTATTGTTGTGTGCCGTGATATAATGTTAAACTTTAAGAAAGTTAATAATTTGGATCTTACCAATCTAATAATTGTACATGACGGTGATGCTGATAGTAACAATTCATATTTAGATAATGAAGGTGAATATCAAACATATTGGCCAACATATGTAAACGTGGTTATCCGTGACAAGAAGTTTCAATATGAAGAACAGATAATCGATTCGAAAATGTCATGTTCTACATTTGAAACCGTTTTGAGCTGGTTCAATAAAACTACTCATTCTAAAGTATTTGGATTTTATATTATTGAGGGTCGAGCAAAACATGCAATTGAAAGAATGTATGTTAATGAAAATGGGCTTACAATCCGTGAAGTTCGAAACACGGATCGAATTAATGGTTACGACCTTGGCAAGAAAATTCAAAGTAAATTCAGAAGTGAAAAATTTATTGTTTCTCATAAGAAAAATTATACCAGTTTCTTTATGATTGCTGGTGGTGATAATCTTGTTGTAGATAAAGAAGAAATTGAAATTGAAGGAAAAGTTACATCTAGTAAATTGAAAAATGCGTTTATGAAATTCAACCGCGGTAAACAAGTGAACCGTGTTTTAGTCTCTAAATTTATTCAAGGTATTGCTGTATAAGTGTTGCACAAAAACAACAGAGGGCTTGACTTCTGTTGTAGTTGTGTTATAATGGTACCATCTGATTAACAAAGGTCGTTTTATATTATGTCAAATCGTATTGAGGTTCGTGAAAAGTTTATTTCCAATTTGCAATTGCTCGGCAAGTCCGAAGTGAGTCGTTCGGAAATTAAACTGTTATGTCAAAAAATGGGCATTAGTAGTGCTCAATGGTTCACTAAAGATGAATCAAACCGAGTTGCTCGAGGACTGTATCGTGTTCCTTCTGCAACAATTGCTTTACAAGCTCAAGTTATACCTATGATTAAAAATGTAGATAAATCTTCAAGTAAAATTTCCAATATTGCTACAGATTTGGATTCTATTAATTTAGTTCCTTCTGCGTACAAAAATTATGTACCATTCGGTGACTTTGAAGATATCGTTTCTATTGTAAAATCACAACAATTCTTTCCTGTGTTTGTTACTGGTCATTCTGGTAACGGTAAAACAATGTCTATTGAACAGGCATGTGCTAAGGCAAAACGTAAATTCATTTGTATTTCTATGACACCTGAAACTGATGAAGGTGATTTACTTGGTAACTATGTATTGATTAACGGCAATATGGAATGGCGTGACGGTCCTGTTACAACGGCTGCTCGTCAAGGTGCCGTTTTGTGTATCGATGAAATCGATTACGGTGCTCAGAATCTTGCTTCTTTGCAACGTGTACTTGAGGGTAAACCTTTCATGCTGAAAAAGAAAGGTGAATTGATTACACCTGCATTAGGATTTACTGTATTTGCTACTGCAAACACTAAAGGTAAAGGATCAGATGATGGTCGTTATATGTTTACTAATGTATTGAATGAGGCCTTCCTCGAAAGATTCCCAAATACTTATGAACAACAATGGCCGCCAGTTGTCATTGAACGTAAAATCATGAAGAAAGAATTGGAATCTGCCGGCCGTGCAGATGATGATTTTGCTGAGAAACTTGTTACATGGGCAGATGCCATTCGTAAAACATTCGCTGACGGTGGATGTGATGAAGTGATTTCCACTCGCCGTTTAGTGCATATTGTTTCAACTTTCGGTATCTTTGGTGATAAGATGAAGGCAATTGGTCTTTGTTTGAATCGCTTCGATGAAGATACAAAGGCATCTTTCCTTGATTTATACACCAAAGTTGATGCTGGTATTAATCTTGATGCCGTTCCTGTAACCATTGTTGAAGAAACAGGTACAAGTGACGAAGTTCCTTTCTAATTGAAACATTTGCCGTAATAAGTGTTGACATCTATTGCGGCTTATGTTATAATATAATCTGATTTGAGAGAACAGTCTCCTCTCAAATGTTTTTTTTCTGAGAGACTAAAAATGGAGTATTCGTAATGAGTGCAAAAAATAAAGTGTTGGCATATTTGTCAAAATCCGGTTCTTATAACACATTGACACCTACTAAAATGCAGAGTGTTTTTGGTGTTGCAAACCCATCCGCAACTATCAATGAGTTGCGTAACGATGGTAATGCCATCTACTTGAACAGCCGTGTTACAAAAAGTGGTGAGAAAGTTTCTTTCTATCGCCTTGGAACACCAACAAAGCGCATTGTCGCTGCTGGTATTCAAGCAATGCGTACACAAGGCACACGTGCTTTTGCCTAATATATCTTAGGTAGTCTATGGGGGAGTGATATATATAATATTACTCCCCCTTTTTATTTTATGGATACATTATGGAAATACAAGTTAAAGTCGAAGAATTAAAAAAGAACAAGCTGTTTATTGCCACACCTATGTACGGTGGCATGTCACACGGTCTTTATGTCAAGTCAGCGTTGGACTTACAAACAACAATGGCAAAATATGGGGTTGAAACTAAGTTTTCATTCCTATTCAATGAATCTCTGATAACACGAGCGAGAAACTACCTTGTAGATGAATTTCTCCGTTCAGGTTATACACACCTTTTGTTTATCGATTCCGATATTCATTATAATCCACAAGATGTGTTAGCACTTCTTGCTTTAGATAAAGAAGTTATTGGCGGGCCTTATCCTAAGAAATCAATCAATTGGGGTAATGTTGCAGCTGCTGCTCGCACACATCCTGATATGGATCCAAAAGAACTTGACCAACTTGTCGGCGAATACGTCTTCAATGTTGTAAGGGGCACATCACAATTCCAAGTGACTGAACCTCTTGAAGTTATGGAAATTGGTACAGGTTTCATGTTAGTAAAACGTGAAGTGTTTGAGAAAATGGAAGTTGAATATCCATCTATCAAATATAAACCAGATCATGTTGGCCAAGCTAACTTTGATGGCACACGTTACATTCACGCTTACTTTGATACTGTTATCGATACCAAAGATAGTATCACAGGTGGTGGTTCAGAACGATATCTTTCAGAAGATTATATGTTCTGTCAAATGTGGCGTAAGATGGGTGGAAAAATCTACTTGTGTCCATGGATGAAAACTCAACACATTGGCACATATGCCTTTAGTGGTAACATGCCTGCTGTTGCACAGTATACAGGCAAATTATGAAATACAAGTATAGTGAAGACCGTATCATCAATGAGCTAAAAAATTACATTGATGATACTTACGGTGAACACTATTCACAGAACAAGTTCCAGGCAACTGAATTTATCATGGACTCAGGACATGGTGAAGGATTTTGCATTGGTAACATTATGAAGTATTCCCAAAGATATGGGAAAAAAGATGGTTATAACCGCAAAGATTTGCTAAAAGTGTTACACTATGGTATTATGGCTTTGCATAATCACGATTTGACTAAGGAAACTAAATTATGAAATTATCGAATGACACACTCTCCGTATTGAAGAACTTTGGTTCTATCAATCAAGGCCTTTTATTTAAACAAGGCAAAACTCTAAAGACTGTTTCTTCTCTGAAGAACATTCTTGCAGAGGCAACTATCAATGAAGAAATTCCAACTGAG